CAATGCGGAATTTACAAGAATATTTAAAAAACGATAATTTTGGTACAGGATACGGTCAACCTCAATTATTATTATGCGGCGGAAATGTATCTATTGGCGAAGTTTCCGCCGAACGTATAAATTTAAAACAAATAAGTAGAGACGAAATCGTGCCTATTTTAAACGATTCGTTAAAACAAATTTCAAAATCATTTTCTAAAATGAATGGACTTCCGCTTTGGGACGATAAATTAATTAAATCTAAAGAGTTTTTATCTGGTTCCGCATTTCATTTTTTTGATTTAAAACATATAGATAGTAATTTATTTGTATCCAAAAAACCGACTATAGGAGACGTAGACACGCAGGTTGATGTATTATTATCGCCTCTTTTAGAAGATTTCTTAATCAAATCTGTTGGTAAAACTTACGGCGATCTTACTTTAGTCGGTCATAAAAATTCTGCTGGTCAATTCATTTCGTTATGGTACTGTAAACAGTTTAATATTAATATCCAAATTGATTTTGAATTGGTTGACTTTAAAAACGGTAAACCAACTGAATGGAGCAACTTCTCTCATTCTTCATCTTGGGCAGATATCGTTGAAGGGATTAAAGGTCTTCACCATAAATTCTTAATGCAGAGTTTAGCGGCAGATAAAAAAGAACCAATCATTATTCTTACAGGTAAAACGAGAAAACCCAAAGAAACTGATAAGACTAAACTGGCATTCTCTGTACAAAAAGGCTTACGTTTAAGATATGTTCCGCATTTAGATGATGCTGGTAATATCGTTAAACAAAACGGGAAACCTGTATATGACGAAATTGACGCTAAAGATTCTGTAATCCATACAGAATTGGAAACCATATTTGATATCTATTTTGAACGGAAAGCGACTAAATCTGATATTGATAACATGAAATCGTTTATTGGATTAATTAAGTTGATTAAACAGTATAAATCTCATGCTCAAATCGTTGATATTTTTGATGATTATATTGATAGATTGTTTAGCAAAGGTGCTCAGGGGATCGTTAAAGGGAATCCATTAGGCGATTATGATGAGAAATATCCTGGAGTGTATTACTTCTCTCAGCAAACCAATATCAACTTAGATAAATACAAACAAATGATAGCTGAGTATTATAAAAATTATAAGGTGTAATATGTTAACATTTAGTCAATTTAGACAAAGATTAGACGAAACGGTGGTAGCTACTACTCGTGAATCTATCATCCATTTACAGGGAATGAAGGACGTTGAATTCATTCATTTTATGAGGTCAGTTAAATCTGAGCTAAAAGGTAAATTGAAGAATATTCCTGTTGCTCTTAAAGTTGATGGGTTCGGGTTTAGAGTAGGTAAGAATGAATCTGGTAAAGTATTCGTCGAATCTTCGCGTTCTGGTCCAATATTTGATTCTGGAGCATTTACTGCTTTTAATAAATCTAAAGGCGTTACCGATCCTATTATATTAGAACGATCTGCCCACTATGATGATGTACTTGAACATTTCAAGTCTAGCAAATTCGCTGCTGTATTGCCAGTAGATTCAAAAGTTGTAGTAGAGACGCTATATAATCCACTTGGTAAAGAAGAACACGATTGGATTCAGTTTGTATCTGTAAAATATGATAAATCTAAATTAGGTTCTTTGATGACTTTATTTCCGTTGAAGGTACTCGTTTCCTCTACGGGAGAAACCCATCCTGACGAGGCTAATATCCTTAAATCATTGTATGCTACTTCTAATGATTCTATTAAGGTTTTGAATCCAACATTACGAATGAAAGAAATTGATATTTCTGGGTTCTTGAGTCCATTGGATTCTATTACAGATAGAACAATTGAAATTATTAACAGCAGAAAGGCTGTTGATAAGGAAGAAAAGTTAGCGGTAAAGGCTATGTTACAAAAATTGAAAGACGAATTAGCCGAGTATATTATTTCTCATCAAAACATCCAAGGTAAAGATATGATTGGTAAAAACTTGGAGGGTATCGTGATGAAAATATCAGATAAATTAGTTAAAATTACTACCACTGAATTTAAGAATAGAGCTAAATCATGAAAAAGACATTAGTATGCGCGTTTGGTCGGGCGAATATTTTTCATAAAGGACATATGGCACTTGTTTCTGAAATTGAGAAAATCGCTAAACAACATGATGCCGATCCGGCGGTATTTTTATCTCATACAGAAAATAAGAAGAATCCTTTACCATATGACATTAAAGCTAAATTAATGAATAAATGGACTCATGGTGTAGTTAAACTAGATCCAAATGTTAAGGTTAAAATCATTGGGAATTTATTACATTACGCTAATGAACACGGATACGAAAATGTGATTGTTGTATGTGGTTCGGATAGATATCCTGAATACAGTAAATCGTTACCAGCATTCGCGGAAAGCAGAGATTACTTTAAATTTAAAAGTGTAGAAGTAATGGCTCTACAAAGAGACCCAGATGCTGATGAGGATAATGCTGCTAGTATGTCCGGAACTGCCATGAGAAAATACGTTACTGATGGAGATTTTAATTCTTTTAGGAAATCATTGCCGGATCCTTGTACAGATGCAGAAGCTGAAATCGTATGGAAATTAGCTCAAAAGGGGTTAGGCGTTAAAGGCTTGACTGAATCTATTTTATCTTATAGAGAATTCAGGGTTATCAATGAAACCAAATAAAGATATAATTAAAATTTTAGCAGATATCCTTGACGTTAATATGAAAGATAAAGACGCTAATGATAAGCTAATCAAGAAACTAAAAACAGCTGATGTTCCTAATGAATTGAAACAATCGGCAATGAGTTTGTTATCTCCAACAATAAAAGAAGGGAACATGAATTTTAAAGAATTTAGAAAGAAATTGCTGGAGCATGGTTCTACCGCTACTATGACTTCATCTGATGCCACTAAACCTACTGATAATAATCGCCAGTTAACATCTAAAGTCGGTTACGAAGAAGGCAAATTCGCTGATACCAATATGGATATGGAAGACGGCATGGAAGAATTATCTGATGATGAAATTGAACAATTGTCAGGTAACGTTAATGATTTAGAAGATCTAGTGGATTTAGGCGGCGTTGATTCTGATGAATTACATATGATTAATGATGCTGGAGATTCTATAGCCGATGTTGTTGATGATAAAGATGAAGAACAAGGCGAATCATCTGGTAAAATGATTAAAACTAAACAGATGGGCGAATCGGCTCAATTAGATGAAGTCCTAACTGCTTTGGATAGAATTAAACGTAGACAGGTATTTGCTAGAAGTGAAGCTAAACGTCAGAGAGGAATGAAAATGGCATTCCATACTCAGGCGTCTCCAGAAAGAATACATGAACGCGCTAGACGCACAGCGGTTAATCTATTTAAAATGAAACTGGCTAAGAAACCGTTGGATCAATTAACTCTACCAGAGAAACAAAGAATTGAAAAGATTGTGGCTAAAAAAGGAGCTACAATTGCTAAATTAACATTAAAATTGTTGCCTAAAGTTAAGGCTATTCAATCAAAACGTTTACACCCAAGATAAGGAAACAAACATGAGTTTATGGAAAAAAGAAGATACTGACGCTGGCATCCCAAAGTATCTATCAGACGCAGATCGTAAAAACGCGGTATTCATCGATAATGCAGAAGCGGCTACAGCTGCTGCTAGAGCTAAAGGTATCGATGGTCCAGGATGGTGGTTATATAAAAGTCGTAAAGATTCATCAGGAGCGATTCGCCATTACGCTGAAAAATTAGTTCCAATGAGAGCTACTGCTATTTCTGCCGGCGACCGTATCAATGATGCTAACATTGATGTTGCTCCAGAAAGTTATGTGTTGTCATTTACTGCTGGTCCAGTTGCTCATTCTGTTACTGCTCCTGATGCTACTACATTTGGAGTTACAGCGGCTATTTCTACTGGTGGCGGTGCTATTAGTTATCAATGGCAAGTTGCTCCTTCTACATCTAAATCATTTACGTCAATTACTAATGCTGGCGTTTATAGTAACGCTACAACTGCTACTTTATCAATCTCAGACTCTACTGGTTTGAACGGTAAAAAATATAGATGCGTTATCGTAGCGGCTAATGCTACAGCTGTAACTTCTGATTATGCTGTATTGACTGTAGCATAATAGTATGATTCTGAATAATGACAATTTCATGTTATATTGTCTGAATCATTATGACAATATACAATGCCATTCCTTTGATGAATTCAAAAAGGATTTAATGATATTTGTTTTATTGAAACGGTTGTTAGTCAGATTCGTGGTAAAAGAAGATGATTGTATAAGGTTGATTGTTAACCATACATTAACCTTATATAATTTATTCGGAGACGCTACTCAAGAATTATTACTATTCAAATTAGATAAAGAATATCATTCTGTTATATTTACTGTGTTAGCTTATCTCGGGAAGGTTAATTACAATCAAGTTCATATGGACGTTAAAACTGTCGAGAAATTAAAGGGATTAAAGAAATGACTCCAATTACATATTCTGATGTAAATATTAATAAGAAACGCATTACCCTTAATCCTCTTGTTGATAATTTACTTGCTTTGAAAATTCTAACGTTATTGATTCAACCATTTACGGATTACGAAGCATATAAATTAGGTATCATAGATGCTGATGGTAATGTTCTGCGTTCTTATACTACATTAACTAAAGCTAAAGAAAAAGCGGCTACAAATTACCTATACAGAATGACGATTAATCTTAAAAAATTAATCAATAAATTACCTAACAATGAATGGTATATGCGTCACCTAGCCACATCATTATTCCTCATTAAAGAATCCTATAATGAAGGTAATGATGAGGAAACAAATTTTGAAGATAAATTCTTTGCTATCATGGCTTCTGAGAAATTACTCGAAGAAGAACTTAAAGTTATGGAATTTATAGGAAATCAAAATGACCCAAAATGAGAACTCTGAAGTATTCAATCGCATATTCAATGCTCTAGAGAAACTTAAAGACCAAACCAACGCGATGGCAAATTCTGTTGCTGTCCATGACGTCAAACTCGCTAAAATAGATTCTGAAGAAGAATTTCTTTTTCATGAATTAAAAGAAATTTCTGATAAATTAGAAAACATAGATAAACAATTATCTGATGAAATTGAATCTGTTTCTGGCGAATTATTAACTGTAATTGAACGGCTCAAACGCGAGTTAGAACGTAACAGTGAACGCTCATCTAAAGAAACCATTGAGAAAATTGAAAAAATTGAAGATAGAATTTCTACTATCGAAAATTGGAAATGGATTATCATTGGTACATTAGGTACAATCGGTTATCTAATAGACCATCTTGATACTTTAAACAAAATCACTCCAACAAAATAAGGTTTATATGTTCACATTTGAAGATTTTAAACAAACTGTATTAGAAAGCCTTTCTTCTGACATTGAATATGAATTAGCAGAATCGTGCGAAAAAGGCGAATATGATACAATCGGCTGGCGAACAACTAAAACGCCGGAAGGTCATAAATGGCAAGTCCATGGATTCAAATATGGTAAAGGAGAAACTGTCCTCCATAGCGGTATTGAAGACACTAGAGCTAAAGCTGTAGGCAAAGCCAAAAAACATGTCGTCCCCGCTAGACGCTCAAACGAAGCTTAATCCCAAACCCAGTCTAATACACTGGGTTTTTTATTGTCCAAGATTTCTCCTTCCTTATCCCTATTCTTCCTATCTAATTCTATAACTCTTTGTTCTATAACAATATTCTAATATTCTTAATAAAAATATTCTATAATAAAATCAAAGAGTTATAGAATTAGGATTATTTATGGGACTAGTTTGGGTAATGGTATGGGAGTAAAATTCCGAGATGTATTGGATTAAAAATAGTTCTTTACTTTGTTCTCTAAAAGGACTATAATAGCCTAGTCGGGCGTGAATTAAGGATAAGCGGATTAAAAGAATATCTTAAAGTTATTTCTTTACTTTCATTAAGATTAAGTCTATACTTATTATCTAAACTTTGAGGTGGTGTATGTTACATATCGATATAAAATTCCTAAACTTAATTTCTACAAGGCTAGTCAACTTTAAACAATTAGCCGATTGCAGATACCAATTTAGATGCCCTATTTGCGGTGACTCCAAAAAGAATAAACTTAAATCTCGCGGGTACATTTACAGAAAAGAGAACAATCTATTCTTTAACTGTTTTAACTGTAATTATTCTACCAGTCTAGGAAACCTAATCAAACAGGTTTCTCCTTTAGATTATGATGATTATGTGGTTGAACGCTATAAATCATCCACTAATAAATTTACTGCTCATGCTAAACCAGAATTCAATTTTGAATCTCCTAAGTTTAATGTGAAACCGGAAACGTTAGAGCAGAAGTCTGTATTAGATAATTTCATTAAAGTTGTTGATTCGAGAGCGGCTCTTTCTTATTGTTTAAAACGGAAGATTCCTGATAACAAAATACCGACTTTGTATTATTCGGATTCGTTCTGTAAGGTTATTAATACAATTGTTCCTGGAAAGTTTAAATCTACCATAATAGATTCTCCAAGATTAGTTATTCCATGTTACAATGAAAAAAATGAATTGGTACAGTTAACCGGTAGAGCAATAGATGATAATGGTATTAGATATCTTCACGTTTCTTTATCAGATGAACCTAAGACATTCGGTATAGAGAATATAGACTTCGGTAAACGAATATTCGCTGTTGAAGGTCAAATAGATTCATTATTCATTGATAATTGCGTGGCTATGGGTAGCTCTGCTTTCGATACGGAATTCACAAGAAAGCATAAAGATAATATTACACTGGTATATGATAATGAGCCTAGAAGTCCGGAGATTACTAAGTTGATTGAGAAAAGCATTAATTCTGGGTTTGATGTTTGTATTTGGGATGATAGGGTAACTGAGAAGGATATTAACTTAATGGTATTGGGCGGGGTAGATGTTGAATCTGAAATTAAGAATAATACATTTTCGGGAGCGGAGGCGTTGATGAGGTTTATTTCTTGGAGAAAATGCTAATCTAAATCATACTAAATTAAATTAACAATTACATTATAAGGATAATTATGAGCGAATTAAAATACGTTAACATGAAAGTTGAACTAGTTGACCATATGGGAACAGATGCTACTGTAGTCAATTCTGCTAGGGTATCTACAGCTAAAGATGATAGACATAAAACTACAGTAGACCAAAAAGATGAGAACTTAATCAAATATCTTTCCAAAAATTCCCATTGGTCTCCATTCGCCCACTCAGCGATTACATTTAAACTCAAAGTGCCAATTTTTGTTGCCAGACAATTAATGAAACATCAAGTTGGCGGAGTTGTTAATGAAGTTAGTAGACGATATGTTGATACTACACCTGAATTTTATATTCCAGTGGATTGGAGAGCTAGACCGGAGAAATCAATTAAACAAGGTTCTGGTTCTAAAATGAATTTTGATGACACTTTTATTAGATTGGCTAATGGTTCTTCTTTAAGAGCTTACGAATTGGCATTGGAGGAAGGCGTTGCCCCTGAATTAGCTAGAATGGTTCTTCCCCAAAATATGATGACGGAATTCTATTGGACTGGTAGCTTATTGTTCTTTGATAGGGTAAGATATTTTAGAGTAGACGCTCACGCTCAACAAGAATGTAAAGAAGTAGCGGAATTAATTAGTGCTGAATGCGAAAAACTATTTCCTGTATCGTGGAGAGAATTGTCTAAAAATAAACTGGAAATTCCTAACAAATCGTTCTGGTCTAAATTGAAATTCTGGTAATTAAATGCAAACATTTGATGAATTTAGAAATGAGTTAAATGAAATGGCTATTGCTATGAAAGGAGATATGGAAGAGGATATTCAGATTTTAAATTTGAGTATCCAGAAACTTCATCAAAGTTATATGTTTATTTCTAATGTAACGACTGAAGATAAAAAAGTGACTTTACAGTTATATCAATATGTCGGAGCTAAAGACCATTATAAATTAGGTAGGTCTATTACATTAAACGGAGAACTAAAATTTGCCGTTTACTTAGAGATTGATTTAAGTCCTGTCCATTCGTTATTAGGATTAAAAAATGTATTCAATGTTGATAGTGTAGCAGTATCCACGACAAATCAAGGAGCAGGAATAGCTAAAGCATTATATTTACATTTTGTTAAAAAATTAAAATTTAATATTTTAGGCGATGAAGAACAATATTTCGGAGCTAGAAAATTATGGACAAAATTGAGTCAAACCGAGGACACTACGGTAGATATTATTGATATAGATAAAAATGAATATATTGAAAAGAACGTAATCCTACATCATGGACATTACGATCATGAATTCGATGATAGAGTTTGGTCTTACGGTCACGAAAAGAAACACATTAGATTAATATTGAAAGATATAAAATAAGGGGCAAAATGACAATATACATAAATGACATAAATGGTAAAATTACCTCTTTTAATCTTAATCAAGTTAAACATGTTTCCTTAATTGATGATATATTAACTTTACAATTAAAGAACAAAACTATCAAATTAAAATCGCTAGATATCGATAATGATATCAAATACGTTAACCCAACTAGATTTAACGGCTTAATTACGGAACTAAAACAAATCATTGAAATAACCACTTAATATTATATGGAATTTAATATGAATAAATTGATACAGGAGCTTCTATGTCGATAAGAATATTGACTCCCAAATCTACTTACACAGTAGATTATCCTCAAGCGATTGAATTTGCTAAAAAACAAGCCGAGATATTTTGGCTTCCAGACGAAGTAGAAGTTGAGAAAGATTTACATAGCCTAAAGACAGAATTTACT